GGTAAATGTACATTTGGTGGAGCTTGTGGCATTCCTGGCACATTATTATATGCAGAAGCGTCACGATTATATTGTTGAGTTGCAATACCTTGTTTCTCAAGCTGCCAAGTTTTACTTGAATCCATCAAAGTTTGTTCTAACTGTGCCTTAGCATAGCCAAACGATCTTTCATGTTGTTGTGTTTGTAATAAGAATGATTGGCCTGAGTTACCTGTAGATAACATCTTACCTTGAGCTTGAATAGATTTAGCCATAGCTGCTTCTAATGCAAACGCGGTTTTGGTATCAGCTTCTTTACGTTTCTGAGAAGCTACTGCCATTACTCTATCTGTTTCTCTTTGATTTAATTCTAATTGTTTATTAAAATTAGTGACTGCCTGAGCATGTGCTTCTAAATTAGCAGCATGAGCATCTTTCTGTGCATCAGACTTTTGTTTTGTAATTCTTAGTTGTTGCTCATACTGTTGTTTCTGTATCTGGTTCTGTCTATCAGCTGCTGCTTTCTGCGCGTTATACTGGCCTTGAGCCTGCATTACACCACCAACAGCTTGTAGACCCCCAAGAGCTATACCAGGGCTACACATGGTTTTATAAATGAAATAAGGGGGACACCATTGATGACATAATAGTTAACGAATTTAAACCCAAGAAGTTTTAATAACTTAATGTGAGCTTCGTTTCTCATATCAACATGGTTGTATAGGTATTTATTAGACAGACTGTTGATCCAACGCCTAGCTTCTCTAACAAATGTATGTGGAATAGTAGTACTTTCATCTGTGCATAACATCCAGACACGATTATCTGGTGTTACACCCGCCACTCCGACAGCCTTGCCGCGTGGTGAAGTGAAATAGACAGAGAAAGCAGATTGGTAATAAGACTGAAGGACTGCTACCGGAGCATACAGTCCCATTGTCTCTTGAACTTCTCTACTATCTTCCCATCTAAGGTTTTCGCCCACCTCAACTGCTAGCTGAGGTGTGCATGGTTTAATTAGGTCACATTCGTACATGTCTTCGCTTGTTGTAACTACCGTCCCAACTAGCTGAAACTATGGTAGCGGTGAAAGGGTCAGGGATTTTAATGGTTACGTCGTGTTTATGATTCTTCTTATAGATTGGGACACTTATATTCTTATATAAAGAGGAAGGTACCTTATTTAAGGAGTTAATATCAAGTAAAATACCAGTTTCTTCATGAATATAGTCATCTCTTTGAGGTGATGTGATGTGGAATTCTAATGGTCCAGACACACCAAGGTCGAAATTAAGCCTATGAATGCGTAAATCAGCATCTACGTCGTAATTTCCCCTCTCTTTTGATAAATAATATGTAGGCAAACCTATCTCAGTGGTGTATTTATACCCTACTGCAAATTTAATTGCACGTAAATCGCATCTATTAAACGTTGCGGTAACTCCACTGACGCTATCAGGGGTTCTTACATTACCATCGTCTAGTTCTACTAGCTGTAAATTAGATGTACCACCTTGTACAGTGTAAGGTAAAGTTACGGTTGTATTACCTGCTAAACCTCCACTATATGCTACTGATAGACCTGCTGTTGTACCTGATCCTGCGTTAGCAGTATGTATAACCATGTTATCTAAGCAGCATTCAAACCGTCTAGAGATGGTTGTAGGGCTACCTACAGTACCTGTACCTACAGTATAAGCACGTGTATCATTAGCATCTACAATTAATTCATGTTTATTTAATATAAAATCAGAACCTTGCTTAGTAATATTATAGAAATTACCTGTGCTATATAGTTGATGTACTAAAGTACCTGCTAATCCCCATGAGAACCATGAAGACTGCTGACGTTCTTGTCCATCACCGAAGTATTTATAATGATATAAGTTAGAATCTCCTACTTTACCTAGTGTAATAACACCAGCTTGTGCAGAATTAGTGATTCTATTAACATCATTTGGTACATACTCTGGTACTACACGGGTTTGTTCTACAACTTTAGGTGGAGTATTACCTCCTAATATTAAAAGTTCAAATACTTTACTGAAGGATGATGCATTGGATGCAAACATAACTGCAGTACCTGTATCAACAGGGCCAAAATCAGCAGTAGCTTCATAACCTGCAAGCTTTTTCAATTGTGCTGTAGCAGGACTAAACTGTTCTGACTCAGTATATAACATGAACTGTGCAGATTCACTAAACATTATCACACCATTCTGTAATGGTAAAGCGAAGTTTAGAATAGCTGGTTTAACATCAGATGCACCCATATCAATAGGATCACTATCTGAAGTTGAAATAGCAGAACCTACAAAGAAGTTGAAATAATCCGAAGGCTGGCTCATGATAACTTGTTCACCCGCTAGCATTCCAAAACGATTCCTTACAAAGAAAAGCCCTGTAATTTTTTTGCCAATAAATGTAGGCATGGGGTTAGTGTTATCATCACCACATATTCTATCTACCCAATAATTTCCAGCAGGAGCTGTGTAATCATTTACATTATTATTATTACTATCTGCCCATGCTAAAGATGACCATGTAAATGTACCATCTCTATTGTTAATAAGAGCATGAGGCATACTAGAATAATCAAATCCAGCATCAATACCTGGAGCAACTGTTTCTTCCCAGACTCCAGCACCTACACCGCCTACAGTATCTGTTATAAATTTTACATAGTAATCATCAGAGGTTGCATCTTCTGTGTTAGCAACTTTAACAATATAACCATCCTTACAAGTACCTGGAAGTTTAGATATATTCTGAGCTGTTGACGTGAATGCATCTAAAGCATCTCCAGTCATACCACCTCTTACACCTATAGATCCAAATGCATAGTTGGTTTGTATATATAAACCATTACCTGCTACTGTGACAGCACAGGTATTACCACTTACACCATGATACTTATCTTCTATAGCTTTTTTAATGTTACCTAATACAATATCTTTAGTAAGCTCACCTTTCTTGATGTGCTTAATAGATCTGTAAACTGCAGCATTAGTATCTGTATAAGATTGGTAAGCTGATACTGAACCTATTGTTACAGTCCAGTTCTGACCATTAACACTAACAGTTTTTGAAAGATTAGCCCAGTTAGTACCTACATTCTTACCTGTTTCTTGTAGGGTTACAGTACCTGTATACTGTGTATTATAGTTAGCTACATGTTGTGTGCTACTACCACTACCTACTTGGTCATAACCATTTACAAAGTGTGAGGCGTTTACAGTAACTGTGAACTTAACCTCTTCCCATACATCATTTGGAGTATTACCATAGAACTCTTTCTTACCGGTATACTGAGCATCAGGTGAATCAGTTTCCCATGTTGCTGTGCTAGTACCTTGTTTAACTACGTTTAAACTTTCTACTCTATACTTGGTAGTAGCAGTAAGGTTTGTAGCACCTAAAGCTACAACATATTCAGCATTATATGCAATCTCATTTAATGTTACAAATGCATAGTTATCTTGGAATGATGCTGTAGTACGTCCTACTGCTGTAGTCTTCTCAGGATTACTAATAATTGTATAATCATTAAGTGTTAGCTTACTATAAGGTGTAGTACTACTCTTAATTAAATAGTTAAAGTTACTAAGTGGACCACCTGTAAAGTTAACTGTCTTCTGTGTTCCATCTGCTAAATCCCATACCTTAATAGTAGGAGAGTTACCAGCTGTAATTTGAATTAAATATCTCTCATCATTATCTCTTAAGATTTCAAACCATTCACCGCCATCTGTAGCATTAGCTAACTTACCAACGTATTCCCCTGGAGGTCTCTTCTGTAGACCAAAGGTAACATCTGGGTAGGCGTTATGACAGGTTCTAAGTTGACCTGGGAATTTTATAAAATCTGGCTGTTGTGAAACACCACCCAAGAAGTTGGGAATTCGTTGATTAATAGCTGCCATTATCTACCTATGACTTGATAAGGTTTATAAGAATTATAAGGATTTCTCAGCCGACTATTCTTAAAGATATTATAATCAGCTTGACGTGTATCGTATTCAATAGCTGCTGATCTAGAAATCACTTCGTCTTGTTGCATTGATGCAGCAAGTTGTGGATCAGCTACCATACGTGCTACTGCTATACGTGAAGCTTTAGTTGTAACATAATCTTTAAATGTCTGAGGCATATCCTCAAAAGCGTACATCCAAATTACATCACAGTAAAGAGTATCTTCATCTGCGAATAGATTTGAACGGGTGTAACGGTCATAAAGTTTTCCATCTTTTCTGATAACATCGTAGTTATCATTATGTTTATATCTGTTAATATCAATTTGTATTACAGCATCAGATAGTACTACCTGATCATTATTATCAGGTTTAAACTCTACCTCATACTCTGTATTGAAAGCCCACCCTTCAGCTTGGACTTCTCTAACAACCTGTCTGAGAGTCGTCTGTGCAATAGCCACTTCGGGGCTTTGAGTTTGTAGGGTGTTAACTGGAGACTCTCCAACACTCATTAGTATTGAGTTAACAGCATCCAGTTCTGCGGATG